GGCTCGGTCGATAGCCTCACGCTGCCTAGTGTGCTATTCGATGGAGCGGACACGACGCTAACCAGCTGGCTCAATGCAAGCGCCACCGGAGCGGGGCTGTTGTGGTGCTTTACTGAAGGCTCACCCCCTCAAGTTGAAAGCGTTGCACCTGGACGGTCGAATGTTAGCGTCAGCTTGACGGCAGAGCTTAGAATTAGCTAAAAGGCAACCCTCATGGCGGTCACGAGCACTACAGGTAATTTCTCGATCACCGGGCTCGACTCGACGGTGGTGGTTCGTGATGCAAGTATTGATATTTCACGCGATACACTAGAAACCACGAATCTAGGTGATTCCAGCAGGACATATGTCACAGGTTTGCGTGGTGCGTCCGGTAGCGCAACTTTGCTATACGAGAACAGCTTGCTTGATGATGTTTACGCCAAGATCAACACAGATTCGCAAGGCGCTATCACTGCAACGCTGACGTTGACCACAGGTAAAACGATTTCCGGTAGCGTGCTGATTACAAGCGTTGGTTCGACCGTGACTGTCGGTGATGTCACAAGCACAAACGTTGCATTCACATTCACTGGTGACCTGACTATCTCCTCAACGTAATGGCAGTCCTTGGCACCAATGGCAGGGTCATCCTTAACCGCTCGGCGCCAACACCTGTTGTCGTTGACGTTGACGTTACTGACCTAAATCAAGACAAGAACATCGTCCTGCTCTCAGCTCCGAGTTTCAGGACTGGTGATCTTGTCGAGGTTGCGAGCGTTGACAACTGGCCTAACGACTATCTTTTCGATTCGCGGCTGGTGCCAACATACGCCAACACGTACCAGCATCAGGATTGGGCCGAAGCTGTTGATTACAGCGTCGCCTATCCATCAGGCTTGCTGAGGCCGTTCAGGTGGTTGAGTACAGAAGAAAACGAACCGCTGACAACCCAAGACGGCGATGCTCTTGTCATTGAACCGGCGGCTGTAGACCAAGAACCGTACCGAAATCAGCTCTACGTCCACGTCGATCAACTGAATAGGCTCTCGTTTTATAGAACGAGAGCTGCCGCTTTGGCTGGAGCGTCAGATGCAACACGCGAAAACATTGATTTTGATGACTTTATCGACACGACTGCCAGTGTTGAGCTAAGGCTGGTCAATGAATGGAAACTGGAGTGTTCGCTCCAGAGCTGGGAACTAAGCCTTAACGGCAACGAGATCGACACGACTGGGCTTGGCGATCAGTTCTTTGATGGCGTCAAGTCATTGATCCAAGGCGGTGGCAGCTTAGATTTCTTGGTGGAGCGTGAGTCCGTTGACACACGCACAACTGCAATCGTCAATCGAGATGACTATGCTAATGCACGCTGCTTCGTTGGCGTTGAGGAAAACCTGACATACAATTCGGCAGATATTACTGGAACGTCAGGAAGCCTTGCCAATTACGGTCCAGATTACGACGACGCGAGCTTAGATGCTGGCACCGATCCGTACGACAATGCAAACATTACACCGCGCAGTGAGATTGGTGAGCTTGCCGACCAAGTGCTTGCCAGCATTGGTACAAGCAATTTGCTACGCTTGCTGCTCAATACCGCAGAGCAGGCCGAGGCAACCGCTGAGTTCTGGATGATTGATCCTGATCAGCGCGATCGGGTCAGCTACACCTACACGCTGCTGCCAGGTGATTTGTACTACAGAGCGCAAATTTTGATCACGAACACGGCAATCAGCACACGAGCAACGGAGGTGATCAGCGGATCGGCAAACTTCGTGACGGTCAGGGATGTTGAGCTGCTTGAAGGTGCTGCTTGATTTGAGCTACAATTCTAATATCGCGGTTTCGCCATGACGCTTAAAATCATTCACAAGAACAATACAATCGCTGGTCAGGCACCTGCCCCGAGCGATCTTGATATTGGCGAAATTGCGGTCAATTCAGCGGATGCAAAGCTTTACGTTGAAGACAATGATGGTGCGATTCAGTCTTTTACAAACGACAACGACGCCGTAACTGTACAGCAATTTACGCAAGCAGGTTCTGGTGCCGTGCAGCGAACCGTTGAGTCAAAGCTACGTGATGTCGTAAGTGTTAAAGATTTTGGTGCTGTTGGAGATGGAGTGACGGACGATACTGCTGCTATTCAGGCGGCTATTGATGCTGTTGCTGCCATTGCTGAGTTCCAAAGACCGATTCTTGTAATTCCTTCTGGCAACTACTTAGTTACTCAACTCACATGGGCAACTAATGTATCAATTAAAGGAGACAGCCGCAGAAGTACACGAATTATTTGCAACGGTGGTAGTGGTGTTCATGGGATAGTAGCACCCGCTGGGCAGACTCTCGGCGGAGCGTCCCAGTTCATTCGTGATATTTATTTTTCTAGAGTAAGTGGTCAAACTGCAGATGCCATTAACTTAAATGATGCCAGTGCAATTAATGGCATTGTAATTGAGAACTGCTGGTTCAACGGTTTTGATAACGCCATTAATATTGGTGATACCGACACTGCTTTTGGAGATGTGTGGGTTACAGACTGTGTAGCCGAACTCTCAAAAATCGGACTGTCTATCTCAGGAACAACAGGTGGTGTTTCTGATGATATTATGGTGAGCAACTTTACTGCGTTTAAATGCTCCGACTTTGGCATAAAGGCGGTAAACATTATCGACAGTACTTTTTCTAACATTAGAATTGCTTGGTGCGGTTATCAGGATTCTGCCTCTTACGCACTTTATTTTTCCGGGTGTACGGATGTCGTGGTAGATACTTTAAATGTTCAAAGTCCAGTAGGCCAAACTGATGTCACCAGGCGTTTATTTGGAATTTCCGGGTGCTCTAACTTTATTGTTTCAAGTGGCACTCTTAGAGGAAGAGCCGGAAGCAGTACCTCTACCGACTATGGTATGACAATCGGGGGTACATGCTCTAATATTGCGCTCTCAAACCTATCAATTAGCGGAACCGAATCTAACTCTACAGGCTCCGGCATTTCTATTGGAGACGGAGCCAATGCTTGTAATGCTGTCGTGATCTCATCTTGCCAAACTTTTGACACAGGAGCCGCAGGAATTAAATTCAGTAACCTCGCCAGTGGGACTTTGTTTGGCGTGTCAGTTGTAAATCCTTGGAAGGCTGATACAACAACAGCAACAAGACCTGGAATTGACTTACAATCCAATGGTGATCATTCGGTAATTGGAAGCTCTGTAAGTGGTACAAATATCACCACAGGGCATGGCATTCATGCGTCTTCGGATTCAGATAAAAAGATCATATCCTGCACGGCTCCGCAGGGTATTACAGCAACATCTTCTACACGGGTATTTGTTGATAGCTGTGATACTCAAGGCAACGGCAATCTCGGTCAAGTTGTTACCGCTACCATTAACCCACCTTCGATTGCTGCAGGTGGCTATTATTCCACTACGGTGACTCTTACAGGGGCAAGTCTTGGCGATCATGTTGAGTGGGCTCCTGGCACAACAACACTAGGTGACCTTGTAGCTTCCGTCTTTGTTTCCACAACAAACACCGTAAAAGTTGTTCTGTTTAATCCTACTGCTTCTGCTATAGATCCCGCATCTTCAACTTGGACATTTAAGCTCAAGCAACTAGTGTAAAAAGGCAATATATTGGTGAGGAATTGTTGGATACTGCCAATAAAATTTGGTATAAAACTGTTGGGCCTACTGCAGCAAACTAATAACAAAAGTACATAACTAAACCAATGATCACTATCCTCGGCATCAAAGCGTCCTATGAGGCTTGGAGCGTATCGCCCCTGGGTTGATACTTCCGGCAGATTGAGAATCAAATTCAATGGCGAATCCACTTCAGACACTGATAACAGACAGCAGCGCCAGTCAAAACAATCACTGCTCGCGAGCTTTCTTGGGAGTCTAAGTTAGACTCAAGCTATCAGTGGCACATCAACGACCGTGGCCAACGTCAAAATCACAGAACTCACCAATCTGACGGATCCGTCCACCACTGACGTTATGCCGGTGGTGGATGTTGACGCCAATGTCACCAAAAAGGTCAGCGTCGGTGAGGTTGTTGGCAAGATCACAGGTGATGTGGAAGTTGCCACGGATGGTACGGCAACGATCAGCGAGCTGCCAGTCAGCAAGCTGCAGGACGGTACTGCCCGTCAATTGCTGCAAACGGACGCCGCCGGTACTGGTGTTGAGTGGACCAGTAATGTTGATGTACCTGGAACGCTTGACGTAACCGGCGCGGCGACGCTTGATTCAACGCTGGGTGTCACTGGGCAATCAACGCTTGCCAGTGCTGCAGTTTCGGACCTGACCAGTGGGCGTGTGGTGCTTGCTGGCGCCAGTGGCGAGCTTGAGGATAATGCCGCACTTATCTTCAACGGCACACAGCTTGATGTTGGTGGTGATGTCGTCATTACGGGCGATCTAACTGTTGAAGGCGCAACAACAACACTTGAGACGCAAACCGTAACAGTAGAAGACAAGAACATTGAGCTTGGCGTTGTTGACACTCCGACTGATGCCACTGCTGACGGTGGCGGCATCACGCTGAAGGGTGCCACAGACAAAACAATTAACTGGGTTGATGCCACGGATGCGTGGACCTTCAGCGAGCACGTTGACCTTGCCTCGGGCAAGGAGTTCTACATCAACGGCAATTCGGTCCTGAACGCCAGCACGCTCGGTAGCGGCGTCACTACATCAAGCCTTACCACCGTCGGCACCATCGCCACTGGCACGTGGGAAGGTACGGCGATCGACGATACCTACCTCGACACCATCAGCGCCGCAGGCAAGGTCAGCAACAGCGCCACCACCGCAACCGACGCTAATACGGCCAGCGCGATTGTTGCACGTGATACGTCAGGTGATTTCAGCGCTGGCACGATCACCGCTAATCTGACTGGCAATGCCGATACTGCCACGAAGCTCAACAGCAGCCGTACGTTTGCTGTCACCGGAGATGTGACTGGCACGGTCAGCAGTGATCTTACCAGTGGTGCAAGCATTGCCACCTCGATCGGATCGGGCGTGATCGTTGATGCGGATGTTAATACCTCAGCCGCAATCGCTGGCACGAAGATCGATCCAGACTTCGGCAGCCAGACGGTCGAGACGAGTGGGGATCTAGCGATTAATACAAATGTTCTATTTGTTGATAGCTCTGAATCGGCGGTAGGGATTAACACTCCTAGCCCCGGAGATGCTCTTCAAATCAATAAAAATGCAACATCGGCAGCAGCAGGCGGATTAACACTAAAAACAGCAGGCAGTAATGAAAGCCTGCTTTCAATTGGCGTTTCTACATCGTTGGACGCTGCTTTTATTTCAAGCCTTCAAAATGGCACTGGAGCTGCTCGACCAATTACTTTTGTGGTTGGATCCTCCTCGACAAATGAAAGGATGAGGATAGATACATCCGGCAGGCTGTTAGTTGGCACGCCGTCGGAGTCTGGCGGTTCTTTACTTCAAGTGAACGATGATCGTATTAGAATTGCATCATCAAAAACACCTGCATCTGCATCTGATACCGGCACCGCCGGAGAGATCTGTTGGGACTCCAGTTACATTTACGTTTGTACGGCTACTGATACATGGAAGCGAGCAACACTGAGCACGTGGTAACAAGCGCGGGTACACTGCCTTATTCCTGTTACATTGAAGAACAAGCCAGCGCATCGCCAGCAATGAGCACGGTCTACGAATGGAACATCGCCAACCTCGAACGCCACACCGCTGACGGCGTAGTCTTCACGGTTCACTACACGGTTTCGGCGGATGACAGTGTGTATTCTTCGAGCGCATACGGATCTCTCGGCCTAGAAGCACCCGAGCCCGACAGCATGATCCCCTTCGACAATCTCACCAAGGAAATCGTCGTCGGTTGGGTCAAGGACAAGTTCGGTGACGAAAAGGTCGCCGAGATCGAAGCCGCACTGCAAACACAGCTCGATGAAAAACACGCGCCATCGAAAGCTGCAGGGGTGCCCTGGAGCTAAACTGAATCAGGAGGCACCGAGGCACCAGTGATCGAAATCTACGCAGCGATCTTGGGCGCCTCCATCGGCATTGCCGGGATGTCCGTATCGGGCTTCTCCAAGCGCTCCAGCGAGTCACGCGAAGCAGTGATCCGGCTCACCGCAGCGGTCGAAAGCATCGCTGGAAAGCTCGAAGAGTTGCATCAAGACATGAAGGAAGACCGCAGGACGATCTATTCAAGGCTTAACGAACACGGCAATCGAATTACTGTACTGGAAAACAAAGGGCGCTAGGATCAGGTTACGAGTCATCTGCATCCCATGCACATCGAAGAAATCCTGTCCAGCCCGATCACTTGGATCATCGTGGCCGCTGCGTCCGAGATCATCGCCCTGTCGCCGCTGCGTGACAATAGCGTTATCCAGCTGGTGTTTCACGCGTTGCGCTCGATCAAAGCAAAAAAGGGCTGACTCGCTGGCTGTGGCGGTTCGACACGCGCTCGCCGTTGCAGGATCTGCAACGTGCCGCCAACCGCCGCAAATTTGACGCGACCTTAAAACCCAGACTGGATGCTGAGATCGAAAGCTGGCATCGCAGTCAGCCGCCTACGGTCCAGCCACCAGTGCGGCTCGACGACCTACACATCCGTGCTCCTTGGTATGACACCGATCCGACTGATTGACCTGTTCAGGTACTACAAGCGGCTTGGACATCAGGATGCTGCGATCCATGAACTGGAGCAAGCCATCAATGCCGCAGCTCCTGGTTTGCTTGGTCGCGATCAAGACTGGTATTCAACGTGGTCATCGGCAGTTGAGGCGCCTGCCAGTTACGACAACGACTGGAATGGCGTCATGGCCGCCGCTGCAGTTGCTGGCGCCAAGTTCCCTGAAGTCGTCGCAGCTCAATGGGCGCTTGAATCGGGTTGGGGTAAGCACATCTCAGGCCAGCACAATTACGTAGGGCTCAAAGGTGGCGGCACATCCACCACAACACGCGAGTTCTTGGATGGGCAATGGGTCACCATCACCGATAGCTTCATTGACTTCCCGTCACTTGCAGCTTGCGTTGAGTACCTCGTCTCACGCTGGTACAAGGATTACGAACAGCACAAAGGCGTGAATCGCGCTGATGATCGCAACGAATGCGCTCGGTTGCTCGTGCGCGAAGGTTATGCAACCGATCCAAGGTACGCCGAAAAGCTGATTGCGATCATGCAGTCGCAGTTCGGCAGCGAAGGGTTGATCCTTGATGTGCCTTACGAGTACCAACTTGACAACATGAGCGGCACCGGATACCGCGAATGCTTCAGTAGCTCCTGCGCAATGATCGCTCGGTATCACGGTCAGGTGGATTCCGATGATGAATACAACATCATCCGCGCTCGATTTGGCGACACGACCGATGCGCAAGCGCAAGTGAAAGCGCTGCGGTCACTGGGCTTTGATGCACGGTTCCGCACCGATTGCTCAGCCGCAACACTCGAAGCCGAGATCGACGCCGGTCGCCCTGTTGCTGTTGGGTGGTTGCATCAAGGCCGCGTCACGGCACCTACCGGCGGCGGACACTGGACTGTAGCGATCGGTTACACCGAAGACACGATCGTTCACAACGACCCGAATGGTGAAGCTGACATGAAGAACGGCGGCTACATCGGCAACTCCGCCTCCCTTGGCGCTCATGTTGAATACAGCCGCAAGAATTGGCTGCGTCGCTGGGAAGTCGATGGTCCGAGCACAGGTTGGGCTATTCTGGTGAAGCCTGAATTTTGAATCGTGATTCTTAGCGATTGGCAGATCCGTTCGCACGCAGAACAAGGTGCGATGGTTGAACCGTTTGACCTTGCACTTGTCAACCCAGCCAGTATCGATGTAAGACTCGGCAGTCACCTGATGATCGAAGTCGCCGATCAACGTGACTTGATTGAGATTGACATCAGCAAGCGCACAGAAGAACACCCGTACTGGTTGCTGCCGAATGAGTTTTGCTTGGCAGAAACACTGGAAACATTCAACTTGCCAAGATTTATCGCTGGTCAGTTTGTATTGAAATCAAGCCGCGCACGCGAAGGGTATGAGCACATGCTTGCGGGATTTTGCGACCCAGGCTGGCATGGAAGCAAGCTCACGCTTGAACTCAAAAATGCACGCAGATTTCACGACTTGCCGTTATACCCTGGCCTGAAAATTGGTCAAATGGTGTTTCACAGAATGTGCGCATCGCCACTTCGGGACTATTCCGAGACTGGTAGATATAACCGTGACCGAGGAGTCACCGGAAGCAAGGGTTAAAATACGCGCCTCATGCGTTGAGAGTAAAGTTGAATTGCTTGTTGATAAAATATACGGGCCTGCCATTCTTGGCGGTGTTCTTTTATCATGCCAGCATAGGTGACGCGCCATACGTCACCTATCTTTTCAATCGTTGGAGGTTTCATGGGTTGGGCGCAATGGATGATCGTTGAACTCCCCGTTGAGGAGCAACTCACTCTAGAGAAACAAGCTCGGGTGCCGTTGCATCAAGGCAGCGCTGATCAGATTCGGCAGTTGTGTTCAAGCCTGATACGCCAGAACCACATGCAGCAACAGTTATTGAAACAAGCGACTGGCCGGATCATTGAACTTGAAGCAATGGCAGCGTGCCTTGACATTCAAACGTAGCAGTCTTACCCAATGCACGCTTGATCTTAATCAATGCGCGATCACGGCGTTGCCTGATGCGTTCACGTGATACATTGTGCTGCTGCGCGATCTTTAGTAGCGTCATTGGTTCGTTATCAAGCAGCCCAAAGTGTTTTGCGATGATGTCTCGATCGAAGTCATCAAGTTGGTTGTAAGCAAAATAAAACTCAGCGTGCCTCTCTTTAGCATTGACATCATCGTACAAATCCTCGCTGTTGGATAACATATCAACTAACGGTGAACCATCTTCTTTCGCAAGCACATCAAGGCTGGTGTGCATTGTTGAACGCTCCATGATCATCCGTAGATCATTTGGTTTCATGCCCATGATCTCAGCAACTTGATCTAATGTTGGCAACACGCCATGCGCTTGTCTGTATTCGTTCTTGATCTTAAATGCACGGTTGACTTTCTCCAATGCGTTAGTGGGGATCCTTACAACACGGTCATACGATTCAAGCCCGCGATTCATCGCTTGTCGTATCCACCAATATGCATAGGTGCTGAATTTATATCCTTTGGTGCCATCGAATAATTCCGCTGCGCGTTGCAATCCAACAGTACCTTCTTGGATCAAGTCCATGTGATCCATGCCAGCACCACGGATCCGCATGGCAAACCTACGGCTTACATGCACCACAAGCCTTAGGTTGCATTTCACCAGCTCCTCACGCGCGCGAAGCCCAGACCTAATCTCACGGCGTTCAGCATTGGTCGGGTTTGGTTTATCACGCAGCTCCTGCCAACGCTTGACGCGCCTGGACAGCTTGATTTCTTGATCTGTTGTAAGCAACGGATACTGACCGATCACATTGAGATAATCGCGCATTACTTCAGACATCAGTGGGTGGTGGGGAAGACCGGCGCATCTTAACACTGATCTTGGTGCAACCACAACCAGATCGTGCCTTCCGCTTCAGCAGTCCAGAACGGCTGCAGGCGATACCACATCACCCAGTCATCAGATCCCTTGCGCGAATTGCATGACGCGCAGCAGCTGATCAGGTTCGCGCGATCGGTCTGGCCGCCTTTGCTGCGTGGTCGCACATGATCCAGCGTTGTGGCTGGTTTGCCGCAGTAGGCGCAGCGGTGTTCCCATGCTTCGAGTATCGATTGCCTGAATTGACGTTTGGCGTGACGACGTGGCACAAGGTAGCAGCCATCGATGCAGTGATCCACCTAGTCAGTAAGGATAGGCGCTGAGATCGTGAATCCTCGTTCTGAGTCAATGCAGCGGAGCAGCTGCTGCGGGCGCTCCGGGGCGAATCCGAGCTTCATGCCATAGGGCGTGGCGCCAATCAGGCTGCCGTTGACTGACCAGTTCTGCCCCATTGTCAGCTGGTGGAAGTGGCCCATGAACGTGTGATCGGCTTTGATGCCTTGATCCTGCCTGTAGACCCATTTCTGCAGCGGGATGGTGATGCCGCCAACTCCGCCACCATACCGGATCGCGTCGCCATGGTGAAACCGCAGCTTATGGCCGAGCACATCGACGTAGAGAATGTTCCCGTTGCTGATGTCAAAGCTGATGCGCGACTCTTGCCGGTAGTGGCGGGCGAGGCTTTGATACATCAACCATTCGTAGCTAGTGGCCGCGGCATTCCCGGCTCGCATCTTCTCCGTTGTGCGGCCGTGGTTGCCGAAGCTGCACGGCACGATGATCTGATCAAACTCGCCGTGTTCGAGTAGGTGATCCAAGCCAGCGACGATCGCGCGTTCACATTCGATCAGCTGCTGCGTTGGGCTGAGGATCTGCGTCTCCACTTGGTCAGGATGCAGCCAGTTGTCGATCAGATCACCACCCAACCAGATCACGCATTTGCTCACTTGCGCAGTGGATCTGAGCATTCGCACAACCCGCAGCGTGTTGCGGAACAGGTTGGCGGCGCGTTCGTGGAAGATGTCCACGTCGTAGCGGTTCAAGTCGCAGACTGTTGCAGGATCCACCACAGCGCCGCAATGCCAGTCAGAGCACAGCAGCAGCGGAACGGTCTCACTGCGCGTGCCTGTGGCGACTGCAGCCAGCGGCGCAGGCTGCTCAATGTCGCGGATCTCCAGGGCCGTAGCTAGCTGCTCCTGCAGGCTTCCGACCTTCGTCAGCAGCCTGTCCTGGTCGCTGCCCTGGCTACGCACCTGTTCCCGCAGTCGGCGGTTCTCGATCTGCAGCTGCGTCAGCGCTTCCTGCGTGTCGCCTTTACCTTGTGGGCAATGGCCTGGTTTGCAATACAGCTCACCGCTGCTTTCATCGCGATACAGCAGTTCAGCGGGTAGCTTCTCACGGCAACGACGCGACCGGCGGCAGGTGAACTTCAGCTGTTCGTCTGCCGCCATGAGATGCGGTTCAGTGACCTCACTGTAGCGACGGATCAAGTCGCCGCAGCTTGGCAGCTTGCTCTTGCTTCGCCAATTCGCTTGGCGTCAAAATCGGCGAACGCTTTAACCGCAAGGACAGCATCAATCGTTGCCAGTAATCCATTAGTTACTTACCCCAGCGGGCGAGGGCACGGCGAACGAGATCAACTTGTCCTAGCCCTTCCGCTTCGATTTCATCAGCCAGCTCGATGATTTCCATGACCGTCGGCCCCTCCGGCTCGGGCTGGGAGAGGAAGGCGCGGGCTTCATCAGCCAATGGATGCGTCGATGTGCAGTCGTCTCGTAACATCTGCCGGTACAGATCCAGCTCATTGGCCATGCGCTGGATCAGATCGCGTTCGGTGTCAGTCATTAGCAGTGAAGTCCCAATCAAGAGTGAAGTCCCAATCAAGAAAGACGGCATAGGGAGGCGTTTCCGCATCGACGCTGATCTGGCCAATAGTGCCGCACTCGGGGCAGCGCACCTTGTCGCCATCACAAGCACAATCGTCTTCGTGGCAGTCACTAAAGACCTGAAGCGCCCCGCCGCACTCGGGACAACCTTCCGGCCAATGTTTCCAGAAGTATTTAGTCATTGCTGTTGTGTCTCCGTGGGGGTGGCGCCGCGCAGCTCGTCGGCGATGGCGAGGAGTTGGGTCCGAGTGTGTTGCCGCTGAGCGAGTCGCTCAAGATCGGGGCTGCGCATAAGGTCGGGCGCTTTCTCGTATGGCACCACCCGATCTGCGACAGCCTCCAGGGCAGCGGAAAGTCCAGCTTTGCGGGGATCAATCTCGTAAGGATCGCAATCGACAAGTTCATAGGCGTCCCATACAGCCTGCGCGGCGGGTGAAAGTTCAGTCATCGCTTCCTCCCATTAGCGCCGTCCCAGATCAGAAACACGACTGCGAATAGGCAGGCGGTGGTGAACACGAAGAGTAGAAAATCAGTCATCGGGAAGCTCCTCCAGTGCGCGGCGGATGG